TGACTTGGCTTTACCAAATGCGGCGGCGTTGTCCCTAATGAAATCAACGGCTTTATGGGGTGCTTCACTCATTCTTGTCCCCTTGCTCGAATAAGTGATGCAACCTGAGAACCCCAAAACAAATTTGTGTCGTTTTCAGTAAAAAACTTTGCACATTCCTCACGTTCTTTTTCTGCTATCAGTTTTGCAAATGCTTCAATATGTTCCTCATATCCAATAAAACTTATTATTGGTGGTGAACAATGAAGCTCATTAATTGAAAACCCTGCCTCAACAGCCATTTTAAATATTTCTTCTTTAGTCATTTAAATTCCTAAAATGTCCATTTCTTACGTTCCAAAGTACAAAGCACCAAGCATAATTAGTATTAGTGTCTCCATCCATGTATTTTTTGACATTGCTCTCCACCTCCGCCCAGTCAACTGAAACCAATCCGTTTTTATCTATCTTCGCTACTGGACTATCGCTAACTTCATGGAATTTATAGTTCATTTAATTTCCTTTATTACATTTAAAACTCTGAGTGCGGCATCAACTGAATCAACTGCGCAATAAATACCTCCCCGCCAACTTTCAAAAAATTCACATTGATTTTTGTTTAATCCTTTTTTACCGTAATTATTTTTTGGATTTTTAATTTCCATCAAAATTGTTTGGTTACGGAATCCAACCAATAAATCGCATGGTTCATCCATTGGATAAACACATGCTCCAACTTGTCTGAGTGCTTTAATAATATCTGGCTCATTTTCGTCCCGCCTAGCCGCCCTGCGCATTAATCAAACACCATTTGGTCAATACTGTATCTGTATTGAGCATATTTAAATAACCATTCCCAACTTGTTTGCTCGTTACCTTCAATAAATTCATTTTCAGCAAGAAACAAATAATAGTTCATCATCATCTTTTGAGAAATATATTCCGATGGTGTTGATAATACTTTCATAATTCCCCCAGTTTGTTTTTTAATTCCATTGCAATATATGGCGTAAAAGTCCCAACATTGGGATTTGAAATTCCTTTAAATATTTTTAATTCTTCTTCGGTAACTATTTTTATGCAATGTTCTAATATTTCGTTAGCGAGTCTTTCAGAATATTCCATAAACCATTCATCAACTGACATGGTTATTGTTTGCGTTTTTTTAGCCATATCAGCATTGATATGTACTATTTTTTTGTGTATTACATCATTCATTTTTTAATTTTTTCATTCGTTTAGCTACTTTTTGACCAAAACCAGGAAATAACTTTTCAACTTGCCTGACCGCCCGCCTTGCTTCATCAATCCAACCCTTTGAATTTGCCAATTGAGCATAAAATTGTAATAGTTCTTCCTCAAATTCATTCCAGGTCATTTGTTCAAGTTTCAAATTAAATCCTAAATTTAAATTGTTTAATTAAAGCATCCATCTTTTCTTTAATTTCAGGAGGGGGAGGAACACCAGGAGGCGGCGGTAAATAATTGTGGACTTCAACTCTTAAGTTTGGACAATCCATTAATAATTTTTTAAATTGAATTAAATTGGGCGGTCTTTCAGGCAAATTTTCAAAAGCCCATTTAAAACATTCCCATTTACCATCAAAATAATTTAGTTGTTCTGCCCATAATTCTTTTACTTCATGGATGTCATTTAAAGCCCACATGGAATCCCAACTAGCCCCATAAGTATTAGAAAGTCTTAAAAAAACCCTGTTGATAACATCTATTGATAAACTCATTTCAACTCCAATATTTCATTAGGCGTAATGTCAATAGTTGTTCTTTTGGTTTTACCTACCATTTCATCATGCCTGGCTTTTTTAATTTCTAAATCAGTTTGGTAAAAAGACTTCTTTTGTTCATTTGACTTTTCTTTTACCCATTCAGCTTTAAAACTTCTCCATCCCCTAGAAACAATTTCAGTTAAGGCTTGTTCTAACGTCCAATCTGCTTTCTCAGCTTCTCGTTGTATAGATTTGATTACGGTTTCTGAAACTGTTGCCCTTGACAACTTTCTTTGTTTAATAAAAGAATCCCAAACATCATTTGATACACCGAATGGTGTTTGTATTTCTTTATTTGGTTTATGGTTATTGGTTAATGGTTTATGGTTCTTGGTTATTGGTTCTTGGTTAGGTGGAGCTTCGTCTAAGGTTTGTTCACGATTCGTGCTTTTTTTTCTACGCTTTGTTTCTCTTTCGATAGCAATTCGTTTATTAATATCTGCGTTTTTATGATAGTTTGAAAGTTCCTCGGAAATTCTGTCTTGCACATAACATCCATCTTTATTAAGTTTAAAAAACCTATTTAAAACAAATTTAACGGCTTCAACTTCAGCTTCAGTAGATGCCCAAGTCCACTCCAAAGCCTGTTCTAAAGTCGGAAATATTTCACGGTCATAACACGCATCAATAAGTAGCGTATACGAACCGTGTTGAAGCATGGTGAGACGACCTGTTTTTTTGGCATAATCGCCAAGATTACGTTTGTAATAGTGCATCAAGCCTCCCAATCAGCCCAACCTTGCACCTGAAGTACAAGATAACGCTCTGTTTGGTTAGCTTTTGTTAACCTATTAGCTTCACGCATGGCTTGTTCATGCGTATCCATGTAACAAGTAAATCTAAATGATCTGACATGGCGAGACTGTCGCATAACGACAAATTTGCCATCAAGGTTGGAAAGAGAAATTTCGCCAATAGGTTTGGCTTTTTTAAGAGTTAATGTTGCCATTTAAACCTTACTTCATCAGTTAACTTCACTAAAACACAATCGGCAGGACGGTGAAGAATCGTCTTTTTGGGAGCTACCCTAGCCGTGTTTTAAAAAATTATAACTTAAACCATTCAGGTCGCAATACTTTTAATTGCCAAATTCGCATTTCAGGCAAACTTCTTTTTGTCCAAGAATGGACAACCGCCCTAGATACTCCTAATATTCGGGCTAATTTGCTTTGACTTCCTGCTAGTTCTATTGCTTTTTGAATGTCCATGTTGTAATTGTATCAACAAATGTTGATAAAAAAACAACACATTGAAATATTTATCGGGTTTTTTGTTTATTTTGTCAAATTTCGTAGACAATAAGAAGCATCAGGACAGAAACTGATGTTTTTAATAAAAACTTAAAAAGGAAAAAAAATGAAAATCGGAACACAAACTGCAAGCCTCATCAACAACATTTATGCTCGTAGCACAAATGGTCAACCAAACCCAGAAGTAGGCATGGGCGTAACAATGCTTGGTTGGACTGACCGCTATCCTGGCAGGATTACTGAAGTTTTTACGATTGGCAAATTAACTGCAATAGCGGTTGAAGAAATGAACGCCATCAGAACTGATAACGGCGGTTTTACAGAAGCTCAAAGTTATGAATACTTACCTTACGCCGATGGCGGAAACATCAGCTTTTACCGCCAAGATGCTACTGGTTATTGGACAAGGGTTTACAGAAATCCCGAAACCAATAGATGGGTAAAAGGTACTGGGGGATTAAGAATCGGACAAATGGAGAAATATTACGATTTTACGTTTTAATGATTGGATGGGGTGAAATTCCCCATAAATTAAATTCAAAAGTAAATTAAAAAGGAAATTAAATGAAAGTACCCATCGAAAAATCCCCCCTGTTTTTAAAAGTTGAAACCGCATTATTTGTGGTTGCATATACCTTTGCCATCATTGTTATGGTACTTGATTCATTTGTTTGGAGACCATGAAATGTCAGGATTAATTACACTCAGCAATACACTTGCCGACCGTTTTGGAATGGGTTCAGATGCGAACCTGGTTCAAACACTTAAACAAACCGCATTTAAGGGCGAAGCTACCGAAGCGCAGTTAACCGCCCTTTTAATTGTTGCCAATCAGTATGGTTTGAATCCCTTTACCAAAGAGATTTACGCTTTCCCTGATAAAAACAACGGCATCGTTCCAGTTGTGGGAATTGATGGTTGGTCACGAATCATCAACGAAAACAAAACTTTGGACGGCATCGAGTTTGCGCAGTCTGATGTGATGGTCACGATGGAAGGTGCAAAACCTTGCCCTGAATGGATTGAGTGCATCATAAGTCGCAAGGATAGGGAAAAACCTATTCGGGTTCGTGAATATTTGGACGAAACTTACCGAGCACAATTTACAAGTAAATACGGTTCTACGGTGACTGGTGCTTGGCAAACTCATACCAAAAGAATGTTGCGCCACAAAGCATTGATTCAATGCGCCAGGCTTGCATTTGGTTACGTTGGAATCTTTGACGAAGACGAATATCAACGAATTAAAGAAGCG